TAAAAATAATATCTTTATTAATTTATATCAATCTTATCAGAATGAATTATAATATAATTTACATAAGTATAATTTACATAAATATAATCATAATTATATGTTTAATATTATATTTTATTTTGAATTCAAATCAAAATTTTTATGAATCATATTCTAATTCAAATTCTAATTCTAATTCAAATTCTAATATAATTCCCAAAACAATATATTTATGTTATAAAAATAAAAATATTCCTCCGAATATTATCTCAACATGGTCCAATCTAAATCCATCCTATAAAATATCATTATATGACGATGATCTTTGCAAAAAATTCTTATACGAAGAATATGGAACTGAATTTGTAGACATTTTTTCATATATAAAAGATGGTCCAATTAAGGCAGATTTCTGGAGGGTGTGTATTTTATATAAGTACGGTGGTACGTATGCGGATATCGACATAGAACCATTAATTGGAATTGATAATATTATTGAACCAAATGTCAATTTCATGACTTGTATTTCTAGAGATATAAATCAATATAATCCACACTTGATAATATGTACCCCGTCGCATCCTGTTCTACGAGAATGTATTCAGACATATTTAACTTTTTATAGAGAGAATCTACCATACGATTATTGGTCATGGTCTATTGTTAAAGTTATGAATAATGTATTAAAACAAATACTTAGAATGAATATTAATGACGATGGAATCTATGAAGGACCTGGTATGATGACGTATCAATTTGCAAAGGAAATTGATAAAGATGGTATTTTACAAAATATATATTGTGAATATAAATCAAAACGTATTTTAAATAATCGTTTTGCAAATTATGATCCACATAAACATGAATTTATATTACAGTCATAATATTATTTTATCTTAATTTATTATATAAAATATAATGAAACAAAATAAAATTTATATAGGAATATTTTTATTTATATGCGTATGTATAATATTATTTTATCATAATATGGATTCAAATGAATCTTATTCTAATATAGAAGTTGGTCAAAATTCTCCTATAAAAGTTGGTCATAATTTTAACTTGATCCCAAAAACAATATATTTATGTTATAAAAATAAAAATATTCCTCCAAATATTATTCCAACATGGTCCAATCTAAATCCATCTTATGAAATATCGTTGTATGACGATGATCTTTGCAAAAAATTTTTATACGAAGAATATGGATCGGAATTTGTAGACATTTTTTCATATATAGAAGATGGACCTATTAAGGCAGATTTTTGGAGGGTATGTATTTTATATAAGTATGGTGGTACGTATGCAGATATCGATATAGAACCATTTGTCGGTATTGATTCATTTTTAGAAGATCATGTAAGTTTTTTAACATGTATATCTAAAGATAAATTAAATTATAATCCTCATATTATAATCAGCAAATCAAATCACCCCATTTTAAGAGCATGTATTGATGTATATGTAGAAAAATATAGAAAAAGAGATTTTTATTATTATTGGAATTGGTCTATTGTTTGGATAATGTCTCCAATTATTCGAAATATATTCGGTTATTGGACAGCTCTTGATGGTACGTATACAGATTCTCTTAATAATACATATCAATTTATAAGGGAAATAGAGACTGGTGATTGGAAAAAAATATATTGTGTGTACAAAGATACACGTATCTTAAATAATAGATATTTAAATTATAATTTAGATTTGCATCAATTTACATAGTCTGAATCACAGTCTGAATCACAGTCTGAATCACAGTCTGAATAAGTTAAAAATTGTTTCCAATCGATATAATCTCTTTTCCAAGTATAATCCATTGGTAAAGATGGAGAGAATTTATCATAATCAACAAATCTTATCTCAAAATTTACCCCACCATATGATTCTAATTGAGTTATTAATCTATCCTGATTTAACTTTGAAAGATATTTAGCATTTCCCCCCCTTATGAAAATTTTTTTCTTGAATTTATTTCTTAAATCTTTTTTAAATCTTTCAATTCGTCTGGTATACTTATTTCTAAATTCGTTCATATCAAATACATCATTTGTATATTCGTGAGGTAGGATAATATTATAAAATTTATTTAAAATTTTATAATTGGAACTCAAATTTTGATGAGACTCGTTATGATGAGAATTTTGAGTATTTAGTTTAATTATGAAATAAGTCTCATCAAAAAAATTTGAAAAATCATCTGTAAAAATCTTACACAGAGCATCTATTGAATCACACTTTATCCAATCAAATGGATACGATGGAGCATTTACAAAATGCTTCCTTATCTGATAACCCACTGCACAATCACCCCCTAGAGATATATATGTTGCCGAGTTATCGGAATCAGTTGACATTCTCAGGTAAAAAATATTGTTTAGATATATGTTCAGACTCTGTGAAAAAATATATCAATTTTTTAAATAATCTAGATATCTTTGATACGGATTCTATTTCTAAGATTAAGGCAAATCAATTCAATTGGATATTTATAATTAAAAATCTTACTAATACTAATATTCTTACAAATCTTATCGAACAGATCTTACCAATATTATTGAATGATAAAACGTTGGTCTATTTAAAAATAAATAATATTACATATCGTGAAGTTTTATATAAAGATGAACAAATAGGATATCAATTATATTTGAATGCTTTGTCATTTACTCAACCAGACGATTCTATACAATATTCGTTGAATGAAATTTTAATAAAAATATTCAAAGATACAATAATAGATAATCTATATTTAATAGGAGGTCAGATAGTATTGTTTAGTAAAATTATAAAATATAATAATATAAGTGCATTTACTGATACTGAATCAATCTATAAAGATGCCCTATCATATGATATACCTGTAAATTTAATAAATTATCATACATATAAATTTGTTAAGGTTAACAATGATTCTTATCTGATCGTAAATAATGGTAAAGGTGGGATGGGTAATAATATGAGTTCTTATATTAGTCAATCATCGTTTAAATTAATCATCATAATTAGTTGTAATCCTAAATCATTTCAAAGAGATTATCAAATCCTAAATAATCGATATAAGATTCAAAAACAATATCGCCTTTTTACATCGTATGAGGTGAATATTTATGTCTTAGAAAAATTTTAGAAAAAGTTTATTTATATTTTTTCTCTTTTACAATACATTCATTTTCTTTCACAATGTTTGTGTTATCTTCCATAGCGAGTTCATAACTATCCATAACATCTTTTAATAATGCATGAGGATAAGTTTCGGTACAATATCTTAAGACGTCATATATTGAAACGGATTCTTCAGCAGAATCATTGGGATTATTTAATAAATATTTAAAACAAAAATATGGACTTAAACTATTTTGATAAGCTATACATTCAGAACTTTCGTATAAATTATGTGTTTGAATTAAAAATTTTTCAGTAAATTGTCGTTCTCTTATTAAATATTTCATATAGAACGTATAATTATGTGTATTCAATATATGTTCTTCAGATAATTGTAATAATTCATTTAAATTTGTACTAAAAGTATCCGAACGATTTGCCATCTTTGTATGAGTTGATATAATTCATTATAAAGAATCAAATATAAATAATAACTTTATCAATTTTTTATTTTAGTAAAATATAATCTTATATAATCTTATATAAGATTATATGAGATTCATTCATTTTGGATGTTGGAATAAAGGTGAATGTACACGAGATGCTATTGCAAATGATTTATCACGAGTAATGTCTAAATTAAATACCTATATTATATCAAATCCAATTGATTTTATTGTTGTTGCGGGTGATAATTATTATCCAACAACAGAGGATAAAACAATAATTAATCAAAGTTATTTAGAAAGTGGATTTAATTGTCTACCCTCCAGTGTACCAAAATATATATTATATGGTAACCATGATGTGACGAATAAACATGATCCTATCTGTAAGATATTAGATTTACAGACTAAATTTGTAGAAAAAAATTTAGATAAACAATTTATTTTATTTAATGATATCCAAACTATAATATCAAACAATACTATAATAATTATGTTTGATTCATCATTATATGACCTATTAGACGAAGAAAAGGAAATATTAAAAAAAGATTCATGTTATAAAGTTCTATTTAAAACTTATGGAGATGATATAAAATTAGGTAGGCTTATGTCTGAACAAACCGAAAAAATTCTTGGAATAATTACTACAAATTTAGATAAAAAAAATATTATATTATGTGCACACCATCCACTTATTTGTACAAAAATAAAAAAAACTTGTTACAATAAAGATTTAATAGAATTATTTAGAAAAATAGGTACGGTAATAACTAATCAAGAAATATTTTATTTGTGTGCAGATTATCATGCATATCAACAAATGAAGATAAAAATTTTGTATCCAGATTTAAGTAAAGAAGTAATCGTAAATCAATATACAGTTGGAACTGGTGGAACAAAATTAGATCCAATATTAACAGTTGATGAAAAAGTAAATCCAAATAATTTATCTCAAAAAGCTGAATTACAAGCGTTATCAATTACATATGATATAATTAATGAAGCATTTATTCATGGTTTTTTAGAAGTAGAAATTACTGATGTTGACAATATTATATTTAAATTTATTGCAGTTCCTTTAGTAGGAGGAAATATATATTTAAAAAAATATTTAAAATATAAATCTAAATATTTACAATTAGTAAAAAATAATAGCAAATTATAATATAAGATGAAAATTATTATCTTAATTATCTTAATCTTCTTAATCTTCTTAATCATAATAATTTTAATAAGTTTAATAAGTTATATTATTGCAAATATTGGAGAAGAAAAAATATATAAAGATGTTGTATTTATACATATACCAAAAGCTGGTGGAACATCTATTGAAAAAACATTATTAGAATTAAACACAAATAAATCTTTATACATAAAAATATATGCAAGGCTTATAAATAAACTTCAATCAAATGCCTCCGTCTTTTATAAAATTTGTACATTTAACAAGCTATTTTATATAATTAATAAATTATTTATTACATTATATCATCCATCATATAAAATTTTATCAAAAAAATATAATTTAAATATGAAATATTTTTCATGCGTAAGACATCCTCAATCGAGATTAGTTTCGTTATATTGTTATTTACACCGTTGAAGATTTAAAATGAGACAAAATTTTAATATATAAATATTTATATATTTAATTAATAAAAATTTTTACAAACTATTATTCATTTTTTAATTATAAAATATCATAAATTTATTTTTATATAGTATATAATATATACTATTATAATGATATTAGATAATAAATTAACTTATAATAATAAAGTTATAATTGCTGTAATATCAAGTGGTTTATGGATATATTTTAGAACTCCTGATTGTTATAATTTTATTCCAAGATCACATATATTTCCAATTTTTTTTGTAATGTTATGGACTTTTTTGAATTATTATGAACCATTATTTTTACCAATAGGATTACTAATTTTGATATTATTTAGTAAATTACCTATTTACACTAATTAAATTATCAATTGTTATAGAAAATAATAATATTAAAACCCCAAATACCAATTCTGCATGAAAATCAAACTAATTCTAATAAAGATTCATGGCAACTTTATTATGATGAGAATCCACATTTAGTAAAGATAGTCGAAAAATATTATAAGAATGATTTTAAAAATTTTTCATATGATGTATATTATCCTAAAAAATTGATTAAGATATAAATTAATAAGATAATATTAAGATATAATATTATATAATATCATTCTTATAGATATGACGCATCATATTCTTAATCTACAAGCATATTGTCAGATGAATCCAAATTCGATGTTCATGTCAAATTCAAAACCTCCCCCTCAAGAATGTACCTGTCCCTATAAAAATCTTATAAAAAATCCATACGTACAAGGTTGTATCAGTGGGATGATTGGAATTATTTTGTCTCATCCAATTGATACGATTAAAACACATCGGCAAACTCTTAATATGATTCCTTTTAATTATTCTCTCCGAAATTTATATCGAGGAGTAGGTTCTCCTTTGATTGGGGTTGGGATTGAGAAAGCAATAGTTTTTGGTACATATACATCTTGCAAAGATACTCTTAATTTAAATACCCCTATATCTGGAGCACTTGCTGGTTTAGTTGCATCTCTTATTGTTTCCCCATATGAACGAATTAAAATCTTAGCTCAAACATCTCAACCAATTACAATAAAAAACATTATAAGTCCCTCATTTTTATTCAAGGGACTTGGAACAACTTTTACCAGAGAGGTGCCTGGTTTTGCAATATATTTCTCAGCGTATGAAAATCTAAAACGTACCTATATTAATTATTACAATCATAATATTACTTTGGGTGCAAGTTTCGTATTTGGAGGGTTAAGTGGAGGATTAGCTTGGATTTTTATCTACCCACAAGATAGAATTAAAACTTTAATCCAATCTCAACAAAATTCGATATCTACATCTATTCCAAACATTGTAAAAAAAATTTATACAAATGGTGGTCTTAGACAATTTTATACGGGATTTAGTTTAGCACTAGGTCGAGCATTATTATTACATAGTGGGGTATTTTGTATGATGGAATATCTTCAATCGAATTAAATCGAATTAAATCGAATTAAATCGAATTAAATCGAATTGAATCGAATTGAACTGATTTAGATGATCTCTTTTATTTTTTTATATAAATTATCAAACATTTCAAGGTGATAGGTATTTAATTTTTTTTCATATATTTTCATATAATATTTCCACCAATATACAGAATCTGGATTTGTTATCATTGTACTTAATTTATCAATATCCCATGGCTTACCTAAATATCCATATAAATCTAATATTACAACCTCTGGATACACATCTGGATTTATCCACCTACCAAAAAATCGTGGTTCAATTGCATGAATTTGTTTATGAAACAGTATATAGAATAATTCAGTATCTCCGCTAATTCTATATCGGGATTCACCGAATTTTTTTAATAAGATATTTCTTTTTATAGTGATATTTTCTGATGGGGTTATAACAAAAACAGAAGTCTCGATAGGTATATTAAAAGAGGGTCTTTTATCAAATATTGTATTCGGATCTATATTCGATGAAATAATAGATTCAATTAAATTTCCATGTAGATTTTCACAATAAGTTTCCTGAAAAGTTTGTAATAAATTTGCATTCTTAAAATATTTATCTTTAGTACCTCCTAAAAATATCGCCGCAGGAGTATTTAAATTAAATAAACTAAATACTTCATCACTTAATACCAGCATATCTGCATCTAAAAATAATATTTTGTCATAAGATGTAAATTCAAAACATCTCATCTTTGTAAATGTTTTAGAATAAGCTCTACGTGTCTTTTCATCCCGATGTGCGATTTTTGAAGGGTCTATCTCAATGTATGCCACATCAATAACTTTATCATAAAATTTTCTTAAAAATACTCGTGCTGATTCAGAGACATCTGAACAAACCATACAACATAAATCGATTAAAGAAGCTTTCTCTTTGCTAAGATGTCTTATACTTATACCTAGGGCAATAACCCCTGGTAAATATGCATCTCCACCAAATATTAAAGTAAATATTGCAAATCTCTTACTAAGAACGACATTTGATGATATTTTATTACAATTATTATTATTATCCGTACAACAATATTTTATATTGTCCATTATATTATACTAAAATATATTAAATAAAAAAAATCTTAAAAAACTTAAAAAACTTAAATATAATCACAAATAATCGCTTCAAATGCTGATTCATTTGTAATAATTCTGAAAGGTTTACCACAGCCATAAATCATATTGTTTGATATCAGTCGAGTACATTCTTCTAATGAAGCATGTGGATTGATTTGAGAATTATTTGATTTCAGAACAGCATGTCTAAAGATACAACAATTTAGTTGTACAATTTCAACTGGATCGGAACAATGAGGACATATCACAATAATATTCATTTTGTATTGAATAATTTTATATTATATTTTATCAAAGTATTAAGATAAAGATTGAGATAAGGTTAAGATAAAGATTGAGATAAGGTTAAGATAAGATTGAGATAAGATTGAGATAAGGTTAAATTTATAGATATAATTTATAATCAATTTTTATTGATAATATATCTAAATAAAAATTGAAAATAAAATTATATTGTAATATATATCTTATTTTATATCTTAATATATTATCTAACCTCTAAGATTAGACAAAAATGGCTTCCATTCCTGAAGATACCCGGATTACCGTGGATTATGTTGAGGAAAATCTAACGAACCCTTGGGAATCGTTGAGTTTAGCTGTAATTGATGAAGCTGATGAAGCAGATGCAGATGATGCTGTCTCTGACACAGATGTATTGGGTTCGGCTACATCTGAAGAGGAAGATGATGTGTTAAATTCTGCTACATCTGAAGAAGAAGATGCAGAAGTAGATGCAGAAGAAGAAGACATAATTGGAGCAGAAGAATCAGATGCAGACAATATTGAGCAAACTCATCGGGAGTTTATGCGACAATTTTGCATAGATATATCAGTTGGGATGAACAATGCAAATTGCAATATACCAAATGCAGCAACAATGGTTTTTCGGACAGAAGCATCCAGACAATTCCAAATGACATTTTGTCCATTTTGTGGAAATTATGTTAGAGATACAAGCGAAACTTTGCGTGTTCTGGATTATTATATGCCAGATATTATTTGCAACGAGAGTTTGCATTTGATTGAAACTGAATTGATAGTGTTGGATAATACTATCAATATGATAACCCAAAAAATTAACGGAACATATTTTGGTGGAGGGGTATATGATTTAGGAGATGATGCAGATGGCATTACAAGACACATTAAAACTTTGTCCAAAGAAATCGAAATATGTCAATTGAAAAAACAGATATGTATGATTCGATTATCTGATTAGATTATTGTTACTAATTTAGATTTTTTAAATTATATTTAGATTTTTTTTATTATATTATATAATCATATATAATCGTATATGAATTCTCGTAAATTATTGAAATATTATTCAAAATTAAAACATACTTCTAAGTATGATTCTAAATATGATTATTATCTTAGAAAGATACAATATTATTTAGAAGGGGGTGTTGATAAAGAATATTGTGTTTTAGCTAAATTAGGAACTGGTAAAGATATAAAAATATTTGACGCAAAATTAAATAATCCATGTGAACAATTTACTAAAAATCCTAATCCTTGGTGTAATATAACAGATATAAATAATAAGTTAAACTCCCAAATTTATGATGTAATTAATAGTATTATTACACAAATTTCTGAATTTCCACATCCTATAAATATTATTGAAAATATTATTTTAGGATTTTGTAAAGTATCTAAAAAATGTAAATTTATATTTTGTAAAAATCAACAAGCACCATCAAATAAAGAAAATCTAAACACAATAGATAATATTGATACCAAAATATTAAATTCTTTTAATTTTTTTATAAATGAAACAAATATTGTACAATGTGAAAAAATGGATTTTAATATACTTATAGGACATTTAAAACTATCAGGAGTCGATAAAGGTATAATATATAATATATAATATAGAGAAAATTATATATTGGAAAATTAAACGATCAAATAGTGATAAATTAGGTCAATTTATAGATTATCTTACTCCAAGTGCGCATCAAAATAAATTTATTACAATACCATTAACATATTTACTAAATCGATTATTTGAATTATATAAAATAAATACGGAAGGAGTATATATATGAAAGTACGTTACAAGAAACTCGAACGTATTAAAATAAAATATAATAAAATTTTAAAATTTTTAAAACCTATAATCATAATATATATTTATGATTAAAGAACATATTCAAATGTTAATATCGAAATATAATCTAACAACTTTATATCGAAAATTTATATTTTTTACAACGTTGAGTGCCATTATAAAAGATTCATTCTATTGGGTCTTATTATATTTTAGCAATTTATTAAATAATAATTTTGGTCATATCAAGCAAATAGCATGGATTATATTAGGTTTGATATTATTAAGTGTCCCCATCGAATCATATTCTTGTGATATTAAAACGGAATTTTTAACCCAAATAAAATTATCAAATGATAAATATTTTATATCAAAATTAATTCAAACTTCTAAAAATGAACTATTACACATCGATTTGGTAGAAGTCTTTAAACTATTAACTGATGTAAACGATAATATAAAAGAATATATATTAAATATCCAAATACAATGTGAAATCCCAACCAGAGTACTTACTCTCATCGTAATAGCCTTTACAAAAAATTTAAAAGAAAAATCAATTATATTAATTATATTATTTGGAGCATTTTTTATAATAACTGTTTTCCTAAATCATAATAAAATTCAAAAAGAAAGTAAGCTAAATGAACTTCGTATGCAACATGAAGGGAATACTCGAAATTATATAATTGATTCTAAAAATCTATTAATGAATGATGCCTTTAATGAAGAACATTTTTTCAAGTATTCTAATCTTTTTCACTTAGTCGGAACAGATATTGAAAATTTAGAAACCAAAGTAAATACTCATACTAATTTATTAATATTTGTCGTAATAAGTGCAATAATATTAGGATTTATTGATAAATTATCTCCATCAAATATTATAACATTTTTCATTATTATATATGATATTGAATTTATCGGAACAAGAGTCGGAGAATATTATAAAAATAAATCTTTTTATGAAAATGCAAGGTTAAAATTAGATAGATTAAATTCAATTATTAATCATAATAATACCACAAATCTTAATAAACTTAATAATCCTATTAAAATTAATATAAAATCTTTATCCAATGCAAAACCATTCCTACAATTACAAAGCCCCCTCATAATAAATTCAGGTGATTCGATATTAATAGATGGGGTTTCTGGAAGTGGTAAAACATCTATATTATACGCTCTAAAAGGTATCTTAACGATAGATCATTTAGAGATAACCCCACCTATTGCCTTTATAAAAGATCATTGTTATATTACTATGCCAAATCTTAGAAACCTTCATAGTGGGTATCTTTACGATATCGTATCGAATTACGATGCGTCATCATCATACGATGCGTCATCATCATACGATGCGTCATCATCATACGATGCGTCATCATCATACGATGCGTCATCGTCATACGATGCGTCATATAATGTGGTATTAATTAATAAGAGTTTAGAGATTGTTAAATTATCTCAGTACAAAACAAATTCTTATGTTCGGATTGAGGATATTAGTTCGGGTGAATTCTCTAGATTGTTATTAAGCAGAATAATTTATCAAATCTCATCAAACCCTCAATATAAGATATTATTATTTGATGAAATTGATTCTAATCTAAATGATTCAATGTCCATAGAAATAGCCAGATCGATTAAAGCAATTTTTGCTGATAGAATTATTTTGTATATTAGTCATAATCTTATGGTAAAAACGCTATTTGATAAAAAAATTAATATAGAAAATGGATATATTACACATAATTTTTAATATAATTTTGTATAATCAAAATTTAATTATCTTAACTATAATATATGAATTTATTAAAACCATTAATAATAATCTTAATGTTAATTATCATACCAATTACCCATATATTTGCAATACAAAATGACTATCTTGCAGTAATAATCTTACTTATTGCCCTATTATGGATTATTTATGGGTGGTTAAAAAGATGTGAAAATAATGAAGTTACAACTGTCCGACAGACCGGGGAATGTTTAATTGGTAAAGAAAAAAAACATGCTGGAATATTTTTTGGAGGATGTTTTGATATTTGGCATATATCACATTTTTTATTATGGGTTCTTATTGGATTATTAAGCCCGTATCATTATTGGATAGCTTTTGGTTTATCTGTTGGATGGGAAGGATATGAACATTATAAATTTAAAACTGATGGGTCATGTACCCAAATTTTGTGCGGAAGAGTTGAGGATGTTGTATTAAATATGGGAGGATATTTTTTAGGTTCTTATATGGTATCATTAAAGGCGAAAACAAATTAAATACTTTATCATACGCTCTTATTTTATCATGATTTATTAAGATAAATCATGATAAAGTTTAATAAAATAAATTTAATATAATCTTAATATATATATATATATATGAAAATATTTGAAATAAATACATTATTATTAATAAGAAATATGAGTATGATAATAATATTATTTATTATCCTATTAATTGTGTATAAGTATAATATTCAAAATGATTATTTAGCATTACTTATATTAGTTATTACAATATTATATATTGTATTGGGATGGTTATATAAATGCCAAAATAAAAATAATAAAATTATCACAACAAAAAATAAATATGATTGTATAATTGGTCAAAATAAAAAATATTCAGGTATATTTTTCGGAGGGTGTTTTGAATTTTGGCATGTATCGCATTTTTTATTATGGCTAATAATCGGATTATTAAGTCCATATCATTATTGGGTAGCATTAGCTTTATCTATTGGCTGGGAGGGGTACGAACATATGCATTTTAAAAATAATGGTTCATGTACTAATTTTTCTTGCGGAAGAGTCGAGGATGTTGTATTAAATATGGGTGGATATTTTTTAGGTTCCTATATGAGAACCAAACAAAATGAAACAAAACAAATCAAATCAAAACAAATCAAAACGAATTAAGCCGAATCAAAACGAATTAAGCCGAATCAAAACGAATTAAGCCGAATCAAAACGAATTAAGCCGAATCAAAACAAAACGAATCAAACCGAATCAAAACGAATCAAAACGAAATGAAATGAAACAAATCAAAACGAATTAAGCCGAATCAAAACAAAATGAAACGAAATAAATTAATAATTTATATCAAACGCAAAGACTTAATAAATAAATATTATAAAAAATATTTTTTATAATATAAAGTACTTATTATATATATGTTTTTAGAAAAACTATGTACATATAGAAAAACAATATTTTTTATAATATGTATTTTAATAATACAGGTTCTTATTTTATTAATAAATTTTGTAACCGGTTTTTATAAATTTTTTATTATGAGAGAAAAAAATTTAATTAAGCATTATGGTAAGAATACTTGGGTAATCATAACGGGTGCATCCAGTGGACAAGGTTGTAAACTTGCTATGAATCTTGCACAGAGAGGCTTTAATATATGCATGATAGGGTCTAAACGATCCTATTCGACTGAAAAAGAAATTATGAAATTATATCCCGATATTCAGACAAGGGTTATTATAAAAGATTTTCGTAAGGCATTTGAAAATAATTTTTTCGATGAAATTCAACAAGTATTTAATGAAATTGGTTTAGATTGTGCGATGTTAATTAATAATGTCGGTTATCGTGTAGGTTGGGATCCATATGATAAAATGCCTTCTGCCTATATTAGAGATACTATTGCAACGGGAACAATCGTTCAATCACGATTAACTCATATGATTATACCATTTTTCTTAAAAAGACATGAAAATAACAAAAAAAGTGGTCTGGTAAATATTACTGCACAATGTATACATCCTAATCTATTATTTGGAATGATTCAAAATGAAATTTCAGTCCCTTATCTAAGCGTATATGAAGCATCAAATGCTTTTGGATTTTATCAAGGAAGTTCTATATATAAGGAATATATGGGTAAGTTTGATATTTTAAATATTACACCAGGGGCGGTAATAACAGAGAATACAACATGTTTGTCTAATACTATTTTTCATATAGATTCAGATACATTTGTAAAACAAATTATAAAAATGATGGGTAATGTTCAAGGAAATACATGTGCATATTGGGGACATGCTTTTTCTAATTTTTTAATTAATATTGTTCCATTTTATAAAAATCGTATTTTGAAAAATGTTGGAAAAACTATTGCAGATGATTTTATGAAGAAAGAATTAAATTCTAATTATAATTCAAAGTATGATATCTAAATCAAGAATATAAAATATATATATTATCGATGACCTCCTCCAGAATGACCACCCCCTCCATGACCTCCACCCCCTCCATGACCTCCACCCCCTCCATGACCTCCACCCCCTCCAT